ATCACCAACTTGCGGAACAGGTCTCTACGTAGCCGAGATTCCTTAGACCGCCAGTCTGAAATCTGCTTCTCTTTGGCGTTGGCAGTTCCGTCAACCAACCCTTTGTGCCAGCGACCTAGCTCATCCTTCCAGCCGGAAGCGATAGTCTTGAGTGCGCCAGGAGCATTCTCATCGTAGAAATGCCAAAGGATTCGAGTGTCGTGAACCTTGGTGAGAACCTCTACGCCTTCGCGAGCGTAGAAGTGCATGTCGAATTTCGCGTTGTGCCATACCGTGGTGCGGGTAGGCTTGGCAAAGAAACGACAAAGGTCGTCTTTGATGTCGGCAATATCCAGCTGCTCAGGAGGAGGTCCGTCCTGTACAGACTCTTCGTGCCTGCACGCTACGTAGAAGTGCGTGTTCTTCCAGCCGAAGGAAAGACCAACAATACGATGCCCGCGATACCAGTAAAACCCTGTGGTTTCAGTATCGCAGGCTACCAGGTCTTGTTGTTCCAGCAGTGCGTAGAAAGCCTTCCACTCCTCCATCGTATGGACGAGGTAAAGCTTCGATCCTCCAACACCAGGCCAGCAGTTAAACGTTACACCGTTCAGCTTATGCGTAGGCAGAGTCTCGTCACTCAGCATCTTTGAGTTTTTTCATTGAAAGAGAAAAAATGTCCATAGGTTCCGTACCCTGTCGCATACCTTCGGTGATTCTAGAGTCACCAACACAGGTGTACGTACGGCACGTTACAGGACGAATGTCATAGATGCCACACTGCTTCTTCTCTGTCAAGAATGGACACGGATCTCCGATCTTTCCATCTAAGAAGTATGTGTCTTTGTGGGATGAGTTAATAGGGGTGCCAAGATTCTGTACTGCCAAAAAGCGATTCTTAAGCTGATTGTAAATATCAGGCGTAAGCTTTATGGCAGCGTCCCCATACAGCCCGCTCTCGTATTCCATCTGTGAGATGTTCACCACAAAGGCACTGCAACAAGCAGCGGTGACACAAGAGGAACAGGGAGGAGTCTTTTCCTTAGGAATAGGAGGCGTAGAATCAAAAATTACTCGCAGCTTAAAATGCTGCTTGTTCTTCTTCAGAAGACCTGAAGCAGAAGGAATTTCTTGCTTCAAAGCCTTAGGAAGTCCTAAAGCGTGTACCTTCTCTACCACAGGTTCAGGAAGTGGCGGAGTGGCAGCTTGTGGGTCTATACCAAAAGGAGTAGCCACAATATGTCCAGCATTAGCAAGCTTCTGAATGTGTGTAGTCTTCAGAATCGCTACGTGAACGGGACGCTTTAGGACATCGTCGGACATGCTTACTTTTTCTTTCCAGTAACGTGCCTACTCATCTTCATGGAAGTAGGGTCCTTCTTAAGCATCTTCTTTGTGTGGTCCCTAGAACGCTTACGAAGATGCTTAGCTTGATCATCCTTACTCATCATGGAGTAAGTAGCCAACGCAGGAGCGGAGATAGTGTAGTGATTCATCACTCCACATTCCGCGCACTCTTTGTCCTGAGATTCTGTACGAACCAGGCTCTCCCACTCATGTCCACATTCGCACCGATAATCTCTGATGATCCAACCCATATACCCTCTTTACTGCGTCGATTAGCGCAGCTGCATGAAAGTTCTGCCAAATACGTATACGTTGTGTAAATGGCTTGCACTTTCTAACGTTTCCAGCCGGAATGTCCTCTACCTTAGCAAAGGTAGCAGTGGCAAGGCTAGCAGCAATCCCGGCATTGAGATCCACGTAACAGTGGTTTGCTGAATCCATCCAAACTCGGAGGACTTTCTGTCCTGCGACCAGCAACAAGTGCGAGTTGCTAGCGGGTGCCCAAAGAACCGTCCCTAAATGTCCATGACGCTTCTGAAAAGCCTCAACACTTCGATGGTGCCAGCGCAAAGGCAATCTACCATCACCGGGTAGGTTTGCAAGGAAAGTAGCCAAGATATGGTCCGACTTTCTACCTTGGTCCACGTATCCTGTACGTGCGTACTTATACTCATCGGATATCTCTACCTTAGCCATTCAAACACCAGTACTTCCGAAGCCGCCAGTTCCTCGGTAGGTAAGGTTCAGAGTAGTGGTTTCTACAACAGGAGAATAGGATACGGGCGCAATCACAAGCTGTGCGATTCTATCTCCGTGGTTGACAGTAAACGTGATGTTTGAATGATTAATCAAGGCAACCTTTACTTCTCCTCGATAATCTTCATCAATGGTTCCTGGGCTGTTGAGCACCGTAATGCCGTGCTTTACAGCCAAGCCAGACCTGGGCCTAACCTGACCTTCATGTCCTGCAGGAAGTTCAATCGCAATACCCGTAGGAATTAGCGTAAACTGTCCAGGCTTAAGGGTGACAGGTTGCGACAAACAAGCATGAAGATCCAATCCTGCAGACTTCTCTGTTGCGCGAACCGGAAGCTCTGCAGCAGGGTTAATCAACACCACATAAACGCTCTTCATTTTGCCTTAATCCCCTTACGAAGCATTGCATCTAGAATCTTTAGTGGCTCTGCAGCCAAATCTTCTAGTCGCCGGATAACTACATAGTTAGCGTAGTACTGCTTTACGTCGTCGTCTTGAATGCCAAAGCCTACTACTTCTACTCCAACAGCCTTAGCAGACGCTAAAACATCGTGCAAGTGTTGCTGGCACCTTCCCACGTCTCCGTAGCCTGGATGCGGCATTCCATCGTTTAGTACGAACAGAATCTTTCGCTTCTCAGGTCTAGCCAACAATTTTCTGATGCCATGCTTAATGGACTCTGCATCCAATGTGTTATTTTTCACATTGTGAGACGCTCCAGAAAGTCTAGAGGCACCAGATTCCCACGACTCTCCAAAGTCTCGGTAGTAACGAATCCACAAACCTGACCAACGAGAATAAGGACTTTTGTCTATGGGTGCGCTTTTTGGGTTTTCCGTAGAGTATCCGTATACTGCAAACGGAATTTTAAGCTGATTTAGCGCGTCCCCCATGACGATGGCTGCTTGTCCTGCCAAGTCTAGCTTTCGACCGGCCATAGAACCTGAGTGGTCGATAGCAAAGCAAACAGCAGTATCTAAGTGTACCTTATCTGTGCGCTGCTTGTATACAGCCGTATCCACGCCCAGAACAGCTTTGTACAGCCGACGAGAATCAACCTTGCCTTCTTCTTTTCCGCCAACCCACCTACGGCGTACATGAGCGCGCAAAGAATTAACAAGCTTAGTCTTGATTACGCCAGTTATGTAGGTTGCTGCATCTCTAATTTGTAGCAGCTTGTGTTTTCCGAGAATCAAAGAGTTGTCGGGCATGGACCCAATGGTGTCCAACTCAGTGCTGTACACCAGGTAGGTGCTATCGTTAGCTTGGTTGTGCGTGTAGCCAGATTTCTTAGCACCAGGCTTGAGCTTACCGTTGCCGTTGTCTGAAACGACTGATGCGGCTTTTTGACTGATCGCATCTCCAAGCTGTCCCATGCTTACGGGAGACATGGACTTTGGTTCGTCGCCTCGTGCAATAGCAGCTTCATTCTCTGCTTGCTGCTTTTGTCTCTCTTTGCTTTCTTTTTCTTCCTCTTTAGCAAAATCTTTTAGGACTTCGTACATGCGAAGTCCTGCTTTGATAGCTTCTTGAGTGGAAAAAATACGGTCGTGAGAGCCTACAGCTTCAATGCAGTCCTGCACCAATGCCTTAGTTGCGGAATCGACTGTATCCTTCCAGAATTCAGTATCTCCGTAATTAATATAGTCATTGTACGCTGCGCACGCACGCATAAATTGATTTATGCTGTCCCAGTGTTCTGCTACCTGCGGAATTAACCAATCCCTTCCTGCCTTTAGATTAGAGGCAGAACCAGGAAAGATTCCACAGATGCGAGACTCTATGCGAATATCTTCGATGACATTGATACAATGAAACTTAGTCACCGAAGGCACAGGATCAATTGATTTTACTGCGTTGAAGTCAGTAAAAAGTATGTGAGCAGTTTCGTGATCAAGAAACCCGTGAACCGCTTCTAGCAATTCGTCCGGAGCATCTTCTGGCAATGTAGGCAAGTAAATAGTGTTGCCATTAGTTTTACATTCGCCCTGCTTCCAGACTACTCGAATTCCAAACTGACGCGCAAGAAGGCGGGCAGTACGCTCAACAGCATGCTCTACTAAGCGTACTTTCCGATTCTTTTGTCTTAGAATATTCTGGGAACTGAACATACGTCACTTTCTAGTAGTAAGGTACTTAGTGTCATCCTTATCGACCAGCTTAAAGTGTCGCTGAATCAGGTTCGCAATTGAGATTGCGTCGTTTACTGGAAGCTTATCTAGGAAGCTGTATCTAGCCGCCTTCATAGGCAGCGGTACGCGAGAAATCTTCTCCATCCAGTTAATGCCGTCACGAGTAGTAAGGGGCATGGACATGCTTCCAGCTTTAAAAGCTTCACGCACGGCGGATAGCACCTTCACAACCTGTACGATGTGCTGCTTTGCGTGAGCGTCTGGAAACATGTTTTCCAGAACCTTGATCTCATCTGCAGAGCTAATGTACTCAATCTGTATTACCGTCTTCCATCTATTCAAAAACGAAAAGTTCTGAACGTTGGTTCCGGCTAGGTACAGGCTGGAATCATCACCCATACCGTTAGTATTCGCAGTACCTACAATACAGTTTTGTGGATGCAATTCAAAGATTTGGTTAGTCTCGTGCATCAAGAAACGAAGGTCAGCACTAACGGCTCGCTGCAGGACGAATGCGGTTTCTGGGGCACACGCATCAACCTCGTCCAGCAGCACTATTGTCCCTGGCTCTGTAAAGGCCAAAGGAATCAGCCCGTACCGGAAGATCATGTTGCCTGCGGCGATCTTCCAATCTCCGATAAGGTCACTGCGAGATAGATGACCGTCAAAATTAATCTGTACTACGTTGTAGTTCAGGCGTGCTGCAACTTGATTTACAAGCTCAGTCTTACCAGTTCCTGAGTGTCCGACTAGGTACGTAGTATCCCTAGCCTTCAAGGATTGAAGAAACTGAACTAGCTCTTCTTTCGGAAAAACGTAGTTGGGATTAATCTTTGGAGTCATGATTCCAGGCTCCAAAAATCCTTCAATGACTACGTCTTTGTAGAGAAGATTTCCCTGTTCGTCCTTAATCGGGCTTCCACTAGCATCTGTCTTGACACCAGTTTCAATTTTAAACGTTTCTCTAACCGAGAATGTCTTTGTTGCGCGATTTGGTCGGTGTTCAATAGTCTCGATCTTAGACTGCGAGATCTGACTGTGAATATCCATTACAATATATCCCATTCGGTAGAATCAGAAGTGCTTGGAGGAGTTTCAAGAATTTTATGAGTCTTTAGGTACTCATCTTCTCCATTAACAAACGCTAGTTGTATTCCTAGGTTTGCGGTAATAACAGCGCCGGACAGCACTAACGGCAAACTGCTACCACCCAAATGGCGAGAATATACGTCAACTCCATGCTGCTTCAATATATCACGAATACGAACAACTGCTGCCTGAATACTAGGCATATCTAAATCATACTCTAGTATTTTTACGTTAGCAGGCAATATCCAATCAGGCGGGAGATGATAATGATTTCCGTGGGAAAGTAGCAGGACTAGCTTATTTGCTTTGGCCAGTGAATCGATAGCTTCATGATGTTTGACGCCTTCCGGCAACACCGAAGGGTCTTTCACGAATACTACACGATCCAGGTTAGTTGCCATTTACCAAACTCCAAGGAGTCGTAGGTATCTACGAGATCCTCTAAGGCTTCTTTGATTTTATCAGCCCCGTGGAGTTCTGCAAGCATGTTACCTGGATCCTTTTCAGATGGCCAGTTAGTCATGCGACTAACATACACTCTTTTGAAGTGCATCTGTAATTCTGGAACTGCCTTCAAGATCTCGTTTTTAGCGTCTTTCTTATCCCAGAAGACTACAATTTCTTCTATTCCCCAAGCTTTCAAGCGCAGAATCTGCTCCAAAGAAATCTTCTTGGAGAAGGTAGCGTAGGAAGCCAGGTCAGGAACGCGCCTACAGGACAGAGAATCTAGGATACCCTCAACCAGTACCGCTCTCTTGCCTGGAGGCCGTACGAAAGGCCACATAGTCTTGGCTAGCTCTGAATCTGGAGCGGCCAGGTACTTATCGTGCCCAGGATAGGCTGGGTCGATAACTCTAGCTTGCCAAGAAACAAGTTCGTTATCTCCGCCATAGATCGGAATAACCAAACGATTTCCGATATCGCCTCGGCGCTTACGCTTTGAATCGAACAGCACAGAAGACGCCTTGGGAACATAGTGAAATCTGACAGCCTTGATTTCACGTTCGGTAATTCCGCGAGCGATCAGGTAATCCCAGAATCTGGCCGACTCTTCATTACGTTCGGTAAGTAGGATTGCATCCTTAGGCAAACTAGAGATGCGCTTAATTGGAGAAGGCGCAGACATCTGGGAACTTACAAGTTCCTGCTCTTCTTGCTGCCGAATGAAGAACATCGGGTCATCAGGAGTAGTCTGCGCGTACTCTCTAACAAGCCTGGAGATAGCCTTAGACCTAGGAATGTTTTCCGCTTTTGACACAAAGTCAAAAGTGTCGTACTTCCTAGAGCTAAACTCACACTTAAAGCAATTGAACTTTTGCTTTACAGGGTTTACGTAGAGCTTAAACTTTGTGTCGCCACAGGCAAAACAACACAACCGGAGTTCGTCTCCGGATGTGTTCTTTACATCAAAGTTTCCGCGAACGTAGTCGTCCCAATCAAACTCGCTCTGAACACGAGAAAATACAGCAGCCACGAATTACCTCGCCTCAGTAATCGTTTTCGTCGTCATCATCTTCCTCGTACGCATCTTTGCGCGGGAGGACGTAATGATTTTCCCAGATCAAGCTAAATGGAATTACCGCCGCACACTTTCCACAAATAGCAGAATCGAATCTGGAGGTAGGACGATCCCACGTACCGCGAACCAGCACGGGTACGTAGATAGCCATATCTTCCGCATCCTGCCCGGTATACTTGAAGCTCACAGTTGAATCAGAATAGATAACGTCTATCCGTTCATAGGAGCTACACTTCAAGCAGCGTAGGCAGCCCTCAGGCACAATTCCAAGGCTTACTTGTATGTCGTGAAGGCAGTCATGACAAATGACTTGCCCTGTCTTGGTTGACTTTACTGCTAACTTATCGCAATTGCGGTTACAGAAGCTGCAAGTAGATTTTTCAGTAATAGCAATTAGCGGGGACGACATAGTCAATCCAAAATGACATCACCCACAGTCATGTCCGAAGGGAATTCCGTAAGCTCTTCGTGTGGGTCATCGAAGGCGACAATAGCATCAGTGTTACTCGTCTGCAAGGCGGTGTCTTCTGCCTTGCCGCTGTAGAAGGTCATGTGCTCAAAGTCTGTGGCAATCTTCACAGTTCGCATAGCCTTGCCATTTCTGTTCTTGTTGATGAACAGCCGCATGACTTCGTCTTCTTTTTCATCCTTAGTTTGGGCTAGGATGATCGCGATATCTGTGGTGTAGAGACGCGAGATGGACCCGCTAATGCCGCTTTCGTCAGCAGTCTCCATCGCCATGCCAGACCTATTAAGCTGCAGAGCAGACCACACACGAGTGTTGAACTCCTTGGACATGCCGCGTGTAGCCTTGGCTACTGCAGCCTGTTCCTGATTAACGTCGTTGTACGTGCGGTGAGGCTTCATCAAGTCAAGGTAATCGATAATTACCAAGCCAGGAGTCACACCGATAGCAGCAAGCTGCTTGTAGTGTGCCTTAATTGTATGAATCGTAGCCTCGTCTTCTGGATACTCCTTGATAATCAAGTTGTTTCCAAAGCGAGAATGATACGAATGAAGCTGCTTGTATGCAGGCTCATTACTAGACTTCAATTCATTTGGACGAATATGACAGAACAAGGAGTCAAATCGGTCTGCGATATCCTCAGCCGAAAGCTCTAGTGTGTAGTAAACAACCTGCTGTCCAAGCAGAATGCCTACACGAGCCAGCCACTCCAAGAAGATAGATTTACCGCGACCAGAGCCGCCGATGATAAGCCCAAGCTGCTTGGTCTTGAGACCGCCGTAAGTAAGCTCATCTAGCTCAGGAATACCAGTAGAAAGCTTACGCTCTTCTTCTCGGTTAATACGATTGATCAGGCGTTGCTCAAACTCTGCGAAATAGTTCGTTCCTACAGCTAGAACGTCCATTCCGGTGTTTCGCGCCTTCTCGATAGCCTCTACTACTTCATCCCACTTTTCGTCCTTGATCAAGTCGAAGGAGTTTAGAATAGCCTGCTTCATAGACTGCGTACGAATGAACTTCGTAAACGTGTCCTGAATGTGCTGCTCTTCGAAAGGAAGCGGAGGCTTAGAAATCGGCTGAAAGTAGGAAACTACCTTGTCAACTTCAGCTTCACGAATGGTCTTCGTCTTAGCCGCCTTAATAAGCTCTTCGCGCAGAGTTGTAGGCGTCAGTGCATGCGGAGCGTTCTTGATGGTAGTGAAGTACCACTGCAACGCTCGATTTGCGAAGTGCGAGTCTTGTACGGCTTCAGATGCGATGTCCCGAAAGGACAAGTTAGCGAGCATGTAAGAGAGGACCTTTACTTGGTAGTCCTCAGTATACATCGGAGTAGATTCAGCCATTGTTTACCTTACGCCAAGTAGGATCAGCGTTCAAAAACTTTTCAGGAAACATCGCAAGCCCAGGACGAACAAGCTTCAGGTAGACCTCTTCTCGTGTCATCTTTTGAGCACGCATGAGGTCATTCATTTGCTTTTCGCACCGCTTGAACAGGTCGCCAACTGAAATGTTGGCCTCTACATTGTTCGTGCGAACTTGCTGTGGAGCTACAGATGCTGCTCGTAACACGGCTTCGTCAGTAGTCAACTGTACAGGTTCCGGTTGCCTTCGGAACTTGTCATGAAACCACGTAAACTGGGCGCGGATAAACGTATCCTTGTCTACGTTGGAGTCTTTCCAAGCCTTAGCTACTCGCTTCCACAACGCCA